GGCCGGCAAAAGCTACCTGTTGTTCTGTTACGCGCGCGCGCTTTCGATTTTTTCCTTGATAATCAAGGTTGGAGCGTAACATAAAACGCACAAAAGATAACAAGGGTTCATCCATCGAAATCGTGGAGCAGTTCCCGCAACTTCCCGCTAAAATTCAAAAAGAAGCCACTCCACAAAACACTCTTGAGTGGTATCAGCGCATGCTCGCCATTATCGAGGCACACATCGACGTGGCGCCATCTAGGGATATCGCTACGCTGGCGCGTCGGGCCATGCAATATAAAGAGGCTATCGATCAGCTCGAAGCCGAACAAAAAGCAAAAAGCGCCAAGGGAAAAACGCCGGCAGAGCTGCGTGAGCAGTTGACGAGTCAATTCCACAGCATGGCCGATCCGTTATTGGAGATCGCGGTGCGGGTGTACTGCGAGAGAAACAGATGCAAGGTAGTGCCGGTCTAGCGGATACCTGTATGCGTGTGTAGGATACCTGTATGCTGCTATCGGAAGACCAGATCGACCTATCCGTTTTTATGGATGCGGCCGAAACATCCGAATCAAACCCGCTTGAGCACGTCCGCCTAACGGATCCGCAGATCAAGTTTTGCTCAATGACCGAGCGTTTCGCCTTGTGGCGCGGAGGTAACCAACTTGGCAAAAGTCACGGCCTTGCCTACGATATCGTGCAATCCGCACGCGGCACCCACCCGCATAGACCGGTGCCGAAAGGCCCGACGAGGTGGCTAGTCGTTTCCGAGTCGTGGGCACAGATGGACCCGTTATGCGAGAAAATATGGGACATGCTTCCCAAAGAGGAGATTGATCCGCGTGTTCGCTATGAGCGCGGCGGCGGATTTCGGGGCTTCAAAGATCCGAGGATCCCATTCACGGCTGGGCCAGGCAAGGGTTCGATCATCATATTCGCTACCTATAAGCAAGGTTCTACCCGAATAGCGGGTGGCTCGTTCCACGGCGTTTTCCTTGACGAGCCGTGCCCGGAGTCCGTATTTGGTGAGTTGCTTCCTCGCGTTTCACGCTACCACGGCACGATAAGAATCACGATGACGCCTACGCCGGAATGCCCACCACAGCAATACATGCGAGAACGGGTTGAGAAGGGAAAGGTTAAGGAGCTTCAAACCTCGCTTAACGTAGATGCGATAACGCCAAGAGGAAGCCTTATTGAAAGGCCATGGAAAACGGCAGAGCAAATAGAGGAGGATCTGGCTGCATATCTCGATATCGAGCGAGGTATGCGAGAACACGGCGACTGGGATCCGGTCATCGCTGGCCGGTGGCTCACTGCGTTTTCAGAGGAGTGCATAACAACAGAGGAACCAACTGGAACATTGTGGATTGCGGTGGGTATCGACCACGGTGCAAAAGCCGGTCGTCAGGCCGCAATGCTTGTGGCGTGTTCAGACGACGGAGAGCAGTTGTGGTATTTAGACGAAACGAATTCGGATGGTCGCACCTCACAAGATGAAGACGCGGCCGCGATTCTGGCAATGCTCGCACGTCACGGCCTGGCCTGGCAGGATGTCGATTATTGGATGGGTGACCGTGCACATGGTGGCGACTATCTCGGCAATGAGAAATCCAACCGCGAACTATTGCACTCGTTTTCAAAGAAACTCAAAATACCATCTTCCAAGCTCCGTTCTAACGGTTTAAGAATTCGAGTCCCCTACAAACGGCGAGGCTCCGTAATGCGCGGCCTGCGGCTTATGAATAGCCTTTTCAAAGACAAACAGGCAAAGGTGCATATCAGGTGCCAGCGTTTCATTGAGGCCGTGAAGGGGTGGGAGGGGAAGCGGGAAGATCCGCTAAAGGACATCCTCGATGCTGCACGCTATCCTTGTGAGGCGCTTTACGACGCACGAGTTTTACGTTCCGACATACCCGCAACTGCACGGGTATATTGACAAGGTTAAAGCATGACTTTCTACGATTACCATGTACCACCGATGCCAATAGATCCGGAAGATTCGAGGCGGTGGAATGAGACACGCCGCCGCCGCCGGCTGCTCGATGGCGCGTGGCCGGTAGACCTTGAGCGGAAACTTGAAATCCAATTTGGCCTGATTCGGCGCGAGGTCATGGGACCGTCTTCGCTGGCCAAAAACTTCTTCAAAAGAACTTGCGAGGAACTAGCGTCACTTTACCATAAGGCACCACGCCAATGGCACGAATCGGGTGACTCGCTAGACGAGTTCCTTGGGCCAAACGGACTTATCCAATATTCCATGCGATGGAACCGCATGCGCAGATTCCAAGTCGAAACGCTAGGGCTTCGCGAAAACATGCTTCGTTTCGACGTTCGCGATGGGCGGCTTTTCCAACGCACCGTGTACCCGGATACTGTTACCGCTCGCTCACACCCGAGCGATCCCAACCGACCGATCGAGATAAAGGAACTGCTTTGGCATGCTGTCCCCGGTCTAGACAGACCGAGTTGGTGCTGGCATGTCCTGAGTATTGAAGACGAGGCGAATCCAAGTTATCGTGTTTTCACCTCGAAGAACGGTGGCATAGGGGAAGATGTTACCGCCGTTGTCCTGGGTGGCGATATGTCCGGCGAGAATTATCCGTATCGATGGACGCAAGGCGATAGAGCGGGAACCCCGTTCCTTCCCTACGTTCTGTTTCATGCTGAAATGGGAGCCGGACTTTTCGACGCCTTTAACTGGCTTGAACTGGTCGAGGGCTCGTATGATGTAGCTTGCTTATGGACTTTTTGGGTGCATGTGGTTTTTCGGGCCAGCTGGCCGCAGAGGTACGCGTTAAACGCCATAGTGGCCGGCACTGCTACCGAAGACGGCGACGGTAGAGGCCGTCGTCAATCGATCCCAACCGACCCCACGTCGGTAGTGCACTTTGAGGTTGATCAACCTGGTACCCAACCACAGATCGGCCAGTTCGTACCATCTGCGGACGCCAAGCAACTGCAACAAGCAATCGCAGCTTTCGAGGGTTCGTTGGTCGCTATCACCGGAATCGACGCCGCTAACATCGTGCGCGACTCCTCCGACGCTTTCAGCGGCGCTGCGCTTTCTATAAATCGTGACGGTAAGCGTGAAGCACAAGCGGCATACGAGGAGCAGTTTCGAATGTCGGATGTTGAGGCTACCGAGAAAAGCGCGGCGCTACTCAACCTTTCCGGCGCGCTGCCTTATGATCTTCCGGAGTCTGGTTATCGTATTGCATACTCAACTATCCCACTTTCACCTAACGAACTACAATCCCGCCGGGAGCACAATAACGGAATGATTGAGGCCGGCCGTATGTCGCGGGTGGATGCGTATATTGACGAGAACCCTGGTACATCCAGAGATGAGGCAATGCAGGCGCTAGAGCGAATCGCTACAGAAAACGCGATCGTCGAAAAGCTTACGACTTACGAGGACGCTCCGGACGCTCCGGACGCTCCGGACGCTCCGGACGCTCCGGACACCGATGACACCCCCGAAGACCAAGAGGTTGCCAGCGCGGCGGATCAGGCTCAGTCGGCACAGGACACGGCGCTAAATGGAGCGCAGGTGTCTTCACTTTTAGAACTAATCACGGCAGTAGCTGAAAGACGCCTACCACGTCAATCAGCGATTGCAATTATTCAACGAGCGTTTTCCGTATCGGCAGACGATGCCGATCTCATTTTAGGAGACGTAGGCCGCTCATTTTTCGTTGACATCGGGGAGGAGCCTCCCCAATAGGAGCGGCCCACAATGGCGGAAGAATCAGTATCTTACGAGCGTTTTCAACAGAAAGTTCAAGAGGTTCAAGAGCTCAAAAACAAAATAGCGGACCTCGAATCGAAACAAAGCGAATCCGCAAAGGTCGAGCGCGTAGCAACAAAGCACGCGGAGCGAATAGTGGAGTTGGAAGCACAACTAAACTCTACAAGACACCAACATGAAATGGCGTTGACCATGTCTGATATGGGCCTCACGGATCCCGAGATCCGCGAAACCGTAGAATGGCAATATGGTAAGTTGCAAGGTGAAGACCGTCCAGCGTTCGGTGAATGGCTCGGAGGGATCAAAGAAAACCCCGACCAAGCCCCGGCGGTTCTCCGGCCTTTTCTATCGAAGCCGGCACCCTCGCCAGAACCTGAGGCGAAACCGGCACCGACCACCACCCGCCAACCGCTGCCAAACCCCGACAACGGAGCGCGACAGGTTGCAGGCGCTCCCGCTGGCTACACCGCGCAATCGATCAAGAATATGTCACTGGCAGAATTTGCGCAAGCAATGCCGGCTTTGGATGCTGCTATCCCAAGCCTCGGCCTTCGTGCATCGGCTTATTTCCCAAAGGGTGGGGACGGCAACGGGTGACCGCCGGTTGACGGCTTCAAATCCTCCGTCTACCGTGGTTATGTTCCCCGCCGTCGCTGGCGTTAAAGTGCGTTAGGAACTAACGAAAACACGCTTTAATACTCAGAGGTGCCAAAATGGCTGACGAAATTCTAACTGGATCCGGCGGGGGTGGCGATATCCTCGTCGCGGAAGTCCAGAGCAAATATGCACAACTTTCACTTGCTGATCGCGCTTCACTGCGTAATCATCCGACGCTCGTAAACCTCGGACCAAACTTGATCGGCTCAGGTACCGAACAGATTTCTATCTTCGGTCTGGACGGTTCGGATCTGATGACGGCCCGAACGGAAATTCAAGCGATCTCGAACCAGGCTTTCAGCGTGTCATCCGTGACTTGTACGCCTGCACCGTACAGAATCGCGTATGACTACTCCGACCAAATTGGCGCTCTTGATCCCAGCGGCGTGGTGAATTCGTACCGGCTTGCTCAATCCATTGTCGGATCTGCCACCATGACCCTTACGAATTTGATCGCACAGGCGATCGACGGCTTCACCGCTGTCGGTACGACCGGGGTCGATTTCACGCACGACACATTTCTGGCCGGACAATTCGCGCTTGACCAGGCATCCGTAAACGGTCCCTACCTTTGCGTACTTCACCCCAAGCAATTCACCGATTGGCAGTCCGATCTTGAAACGCGCGGCGGTGTGACTCAGTGGCGACCAGCTACCGCTGAAATGCAAATGCTCAGAGGCCAAGGCTACAAAGGCATGTACAACAACATCGACATTTTCGTGTCCAGTAAGGTCCAGCCAGACGGCGGCGGTTCCACTGACTGGTACGGTGGACTGTTCGGCGCTGGAGCGGTGGCCTACAAGGAAATGGCACTTGGTCCTGCTCCCCGGTCGCAGATCGTCCTGCTCGATGTAGAGGGCGTGATCCGTGTCGCCGAGTCCAGAAACGAACTGTCTGGCGATACTCAGGTTGTAGGCCACTATTTTGTAGGTGCATGCAACCCTGAAGCGTCACGAGGCCGAACCCTCATTTCGGCGCAATAGTTACCTTTCGCCCCGGCCTTTGCCGGGGCTTCACATTTTGTTTTTTGTAATTCACATCAGGAGCCCACAAATGCCGAAAGAAATCAAGGCACCCGCAAAGACAACTATCAAAGCGCCTTCAAAGGCGAGAGCCGGAATAAAGCCGACTCCACCACCATCCGTAATGGAGGCGCCATTTAATTTTGCAGCCACTCATTCATTTGTGTATCTGGCGCACCCAACCCGGTGGGACGTTTACGAAACGTCGGAAGGCCCGGAACTACTACCGCAACTCCGTGCATTCCCCCGAGCGCCGGGCGTCAATGGCGTCGTGTACGTCCGAGGCCATGACGATGGAGACGAAACGGCGGCAGTTGCCAACCTATGCCATAAAGACGGGTGGGTAAAAGTCGATCCCAACGTCACCGTTTTGGCGTTCGGTGAATCGGTGGACGGCTATGTACACCAATATCCAGGCCGAAGCGGACCGATCAATTTACCGGTTTGGACGAGGCTATATCAACTCGGCGACGAGGTCCAACGTCAGTTTGACGCGGACGGTTTTCACGATTTTCTGCGTTTCGTGCGGGATAATTACCTCGGGCAGCCAACCCCGGAAATCAAGCGATCTAAACATTTACAGCTCCGCAATATGGCCGCAAAGGGACTCTCAAAGCAGGCTTCCCCCGCCGGCGCTATCGCCGGAGAAATCATGGCGCGCAAAGCTGAGGCCGTCGCTACATGAGTAAACCGGGCTGGCAAATGACAGCCGCCGAAAAGGTGGCGCAGCGCCATCGACCAGATCGTGACGGCGAAGCCGAAACGCGGCGGATGCGTACGGCGCACCTCATAGCTGCTTCACTCGGCGAACCGCAACCGATAACTGGCGAGCTGCCAGGGGTTCGGGACACCCGTAACGATATGGTGAGTCAGGAAATCGCGATGGGTGCATCGCCCGAGGCTGCCCGGCGACAAGTCGATCGAGTCGTGGCACACTATGAACGGTCGGTGAAAGCCGGCCATGAACCCTACCCAGCAAAGAGGTAAAAAATGTCTGTAGGTACAAACATCTACCAAAAAGTCGGAAAGGCGCTAGCGTCCTTCGGTTTCGTGGTGCGGACTAGTAAAACGAGTGTAGTAGCAAACGATCCGACGATCTCCGCCGGCGCTGGCGCCCCAACGGCAACAGAGCCAAACGGATCTCTATTTCTCCGAACAAACGCCGCATCTGCCGGTGAGGCTGTTTACGGCCGCCTCGGCGGTGGCTGGGGTCCGCTCGTCGGCGCCAACCTCGACTCCGATCCCGGCGATGCCGGAGCACTGCAAGCGCTGTCAAACGCCTCGGTATCGCTAACCTCAGCGGGAGCCGGTGAAACGCGCACCCTGGCTGATCCGGCATTCGTTGGACAAACGCTGTCCCTCATCCACATTGTGGACGGTGGTGATATCGCTGTGACGGCTGCGAGCGCGATTAACAAAGCTGGAAACACCGGTATTGCTTTCGCTGACGTCGATGATTTCATCTCGCTTGTCGCGGTCGATGTCGATGGCGCCGGTGATCTTGAATGGCGCGTAGTGCAAAACGACGGTTGCGTACTTAGCTAGGCGGTTATGAATGTCTTCCCTACTTAGAGCCGGTTTTGAAGTCAACGACCTTGCAGCCTATGCAACGGCAGGGTGGACTTTCGCAAACTGCACATTGACCGCCACGAACGCCCATCAGGACATGAACGGGCGTGGCGGCTCACTGTGCGTGCGCACAGCTAATTTTTCAACGATATACACCCGGACGTTTTCGACCTCCGCGCAATACGTATGCTTCTTCGTGTACTTTGACGCGTCAGTCCCAAGCACTTCGTCGATTACGGTGTGGGCATACCTGACAGGCTCGTACCAATGCGGTTTCCGGATGCGCGACGACGGATTCGTCGACCTGTTGCGCGGCGCCGGGACGGTCATGGCGACCAGTGTCGGGACATTTGCCACGGGTACGGGGTACTGGGTTGAGGCGTACATCGACGCCCAAAACACAGGTGAAATGTGGGTAAAAATGAACGGAACGCTGATGGTGTCTGCGGCGGCTACAGACTTCCAGGATCTTGGCTCACCCTATTTCGACCAACTGCGATTTTACTCAAGCACAGGATATTACCGCTATTTCGACGATCTAGCAGTTCGCACCGGCGCGCAAGGCACGATCCCTCTCACCAATGAGTTGTATTGTGTGCCCCAATACGTCGATGGGAATTCGGCCGTAGCATTTACGCCTTCTGCTGGTACCAATTACGAATGTGTAGATGAAAATCCATTCTCTTCGGCGGACTATGTGGAGACGGTCACCGCAACGACCGAGGACCGATACACACTCCAAAACCTCGCAGTATCGCCGCAATCAATCGACGGCGTAACGTTGTATATCCAAGGCCAGCGTGATGGTGCACTGACGACAATCACGCCTCTGGTCGAGCACTCAGCGACAACAGACTACGGAACGGCAACATCCCCAGGTGGGGGTGGTGTGTCCGGAATGATTGTCGAGAATTTTGACACGTGCCCTTCGTCTGGAGTCGCATGGACGGAAGCCGAGGTAAACGCCGCCATAATCGGCGGAAAGGCTGACTGATGGCTGACTATGCGCGGCTGGAAGGCGTTCTGGCCGAGGTAGCTGTCGAGTCGTCCGAGTCGCGGCTTAGGATAGATGGTATCATGGCGGAGGTAGCTGTCGAGTCGTCCGAGTCGCGGCTTAGGATAGATGGTATCATGGCGGAGGTAGCTGTCGAGTCGTCCGAGTCACGGATGAGAATCGAGGCTATCATGGTCGAGGCCGGTCTTTTCGGTCCGCTAACCGAACCGATAAACGGAGTCCCTTCCATGGCAATCGCAAGAGCACAAATCAATGTAGATATTTCTTCATTCGTTACGGCGGTCGATCCCGGTGACGGCGCGGTCGGTGGGTCGATTCAAAAATTCAAAGCCTGGCCGGTGGGCACAGCTACGCACCAAGCGGATCTGATGTACTACGCCGGACGCACCCTATCGACTGGCGCCAACGAAACGCTCGACCTCTACGGGACGCTTGAGGACCCCATCGGTGGCATTCTGAATTTCGCGGAGATCCGCGCAATTTGTATCCTCAACACGTCTACGACATCCGGCGAAGATCTGCTAATTGGACCCGCTGCCGCAAATGGGTGGGGCGCTGGCGCCGGTGGTATCGTCAACGACGCGAGCGATCGTATTCGCGTACCAGCAGATTCTCCATTCGTTTGGATTAACCCCAATGGTGGGGCTGTAACAGCCGGCACTGCGGATCAATTTTACGTCGAGTCAGAAGGCGCGGCAGATATCACTTACCGAATTCTAATCATCGGGGTATCTGCATAATGCCGATCAATCGCACTGAATACGCAGCCGGGTTTGAAATCCCTGATTTGATTCAGCGCGATCGGGCTGTCGTGCTTACGTGCCCCGTGTACAGAAACGGCGATCTTGTTGCTCCAACGTCCGGAACCGTCACCATTCTCAAGCCTGATAGCACCGAGCTGGTGGCTTCGACGGCAGTGGTTATATCCGGCGATGTGGCGCAGGTGAGCCTGACGACGTCCCCCTATGCGGCCGAGTCCTACCAAATGGGGTATCGTGCGATCTGGTCCCTCGTAATGCCTGACGGGAACACCCACGACTTCCGCAACGAGGTCGGCATCGTTCGCAACGCCGTTCATATGCCTGCAACAACGCGGGATCTTTTGAATCGGCATAGCGATTTAGATAGGCATCTGCGCGGCACCGGAGAGGCCTCTTGGCAGCGATGGATTGACGAATCATGGTACCAGCTTCAACGCTGGATGATACGCAAAGGTAACCGACCAAACCTCATTATCCAGTCCACAGAGCTTAAGGATGTGCACGCGGTGTGGTGTCTGATGCTGGTTTTCCGGGACCTGGAGACGGACGCCGATCCAGATGGTCGGTACGCAAGGCTTGCAGCGAGATACAAAATGGAGTTGGACGAGCTACAAGAACAGGTGCATTTTCAATACTCTACGACTGATGAGCACATTCCAGACCAGAAGAAGAGAACCGGCGAACCAACAACCTTCTTAGCTGTTTCTGGTTATAGGGGCTGGCGTTAATGGAGCGGCGCGGGTATTTCCCTCATGAAATCCGCCAGCTAATCACATCGCGGATCGAGGCGCTTACTCCGTCCGACGGCTTCACGCCAGGACGATACGAAATAGGATACGCGCATTCCGCCAATGATGCGTGGCGTGAGGCGCTTGAACCTCTGGTCCCAGAATGGGAACCATCGACCACCGCACATCTTGCGTTTTTTGTTGACGATCGAGACATTTACGATTCGGCGCAACACCGTTCTGGCCGCGAATGCCCGATGACGGTATCGAATTATGTGATACGCTTCCTATTCGAAATGCGTCCTAGGTACCTAGTAAATGATTGGGATGGGGCCGGAAAAGCAGCGGTTGATCTGTACCGGTGGCTAGTAGCCACAGACTGGACGGATGCTTGTAACATCCTCAGCACCTCGCGCCCGATCAACCGCGCCCCAATCGGAAGCGGCGAATGGCTGGCGGTTGAGATACGATTGGATGTAGAATTTCCCCTATCACTCGCTGAAGCACTTTAGGAGTCAATATCATGGCTGGAGTATTCACCTTAAAACACTGTTCCCTTGTGGGCCAAGACGCGACAGGTACACCGATCGATGTCAACCTCGCGCCCGGTCCCGGCGATTTTTCCATCAGCGGGCTTGAGCATAATCTTACGGAAGCGCTGCCCGTCTACAATCGTGGAACATATTATGAGGCTGTCGAGGGGTCCGATAAGGGTGTCGAATTTTCATTGACCGTTTACCATGAGGGCGCGCTCGTCGATGGCGGAACCGACACCGTCATGAATATGGTAATGAAGCAAGGCACCTTTTCAGCCGGCACCACGACTGACGCCGGCGGCGTCGTGTGGATGGTTGATATCGTTTTTACCGCCACGCGTTCCGGCGTGACGTCAACAATCACCCTGAATAATTGCCGCGTCATGGTATCGTACACTGAAGACGCTAACGGCAACCAGCTGCAAATTTCAGGCACCGCATACGGTACCGGAACAACTAGCCGGCCCGTCGTCATCGCCTAACACCTAAATTGCAAGGAGCCCACCAATGCAGTTATCACCGCTGAAGCTCGGGGATCGAGAGATACCCCTATCACTACCTTGCGCATCCGATCGGGTCGCGCTTTTTAAATCGTTTTCCGCCAATCAAGAAAAAGAAGCGGTTGTAACTCGTCTTTCCATGGCTGCCATTGGCTTGGCGTGGATGGCTGCGGGCAAGGTCGTGCCGCCTTGGCCGGGTGGGCTAGCTGAAAGCGGTTACGATCTTGTCCGCTTTGGCGAGGTGGTAGACGCGGCATTATCGGAAGAGGAAGACTTGATTTCCATTTTCGCGGCGGCCGAATCAGTCGTTAGCGCGTGCATGGTCTCGATGATCCCCCGTCAAGATCGCGTGGAGGACGCCGGAGATTTTTTAGGTCACCGGCCGGAAGTTGGGTTCGCGCCGGCATAGAGATCGGTATTGAATACTATAGAGATCCATTTGCGTTCTTTGACCTAACGGAGCAACAGCAAGCTTTGCTGTTTGCTTATTCGAGACATGGATCAGCCAACCCCCAATCAAGCGAACCACCCAAAAATAAGGGTACCATGTCACCGGTAGACAAGGCTAAATACGTCTTCGGGGTGTAGCATGGGATGGATGGACAGCGGTAATAGCGCGAAGTTCTGGAGGGCGCGTGAAGCGTTTGAGCGTTCCAATATCCAGAAAGCCAAGGCAAAGCTAGAGGAAATGCGCTCCGCTGGCGTTACCGCTTCCGCCATACCCGAGCGCATCAGGGCGCAAGCGGCAAGCGCAGGCATTGCCGGCCGGTGGATAGCCAGAATAAACAAGTTTGGTTTTCCCCATAAGAAGCACATAAACCCTAGTTGGGTCCAGATCGATCCGGCGCTCATGGAAAAATTCATTGAGCTGGCCGGCGCAGCGCACCCGGCGATTGTGGAGGCGTACGACAAATATCTTGGAAACCTTGCAAACACTGCGTTCATCAGATGGCCAGTTTATAGCGGGCTTTCCAAATCAATGCTGGCTTTGGAGTATTCCATAGAGAGCGGTAATTTTGTGGGCTCCTTCGGCTCGACTGCTCCATATACCTTTTACATAGGTAAATATCACAAGCCACCCCCACACCTTCATTTGATAGCTAGGCCCGGAAAGAGCGCGGCGCAGAAGATCGGCGAGCAAGCGATCGGCGTATTGGCGGGGAAATAGCATGGCGTCACAAGACTACTACCTCCGCATTATAGCGGACCTTAAAAAGTATCAGTCAGAGTTTGCGAAAATTCCAGGATACACCGACAAAAAAGCAGCAACGGCTGCGGCCGCTTTGGAGCGCCGATTAGCGAAAGCGCAAACGGCTTCCGCTGCGCTTGCAAAAAAAGCTGCAAGCGACTCAGCGAAAGCATGGTCCGGTAGCATGTTTTCGACATTCACCGATCTGAAAAGTGCTTTCGATACGCTCGGGTCAATAGGCGGAAAGGTCGTAGAGCAAATAAATGCGGTGCAGGAATACCGCATTTCTATCGACCAGTTATCAACGAGAACTGGGGTAGCAACTGAGGTTCTTGGTGGCCTAAACGTTGCGGCGGAAAATGCCGGCATTTCGTTGGACGAGATCACCGGTTCGCTTTCAGATTTCCCCAAACGAATCGACGAAATGGCACGCGGTACCGGCGAAGCAAAGGTAGCGTTTGACCGGCTTGGGATTTCTGCTAGAAACACGGACGGCAGTATCCGGGATTCGAACGAGGTGTTTAAAGAAACGGTTGCTAAGCTACAGGGGATCGGCGACGCCGGGCAGAAAGCGGCCCTTGCGAACATCGCTTTCGGTGAGGCCGGCGGGAAGCTCATGGCGGTGCTTGGCGACAGGTCGCTAGATGATTTTGTTGAATATTCGAGAAAGTTCGGTATCGACGTTGGGCCAGAGGCAATAAAAAGATCGAAGGAATGGACGGCCGCAACGGCGGAGCTGAAACGGGTGTTTGAAGGCACCGGCGCAATGATAGTCGACGAGCTAGACTTGACCGGAACTATCAGAAATTTCACGCTCGGCTTCGTGTATATGCGCGAGCTTGTATCTGGCTTTTTCGGCGACTGGATGGAGGGCATCAAGGCCACCGCTGACGGGATGCGGTCACTCGTAACGCTGGATTTTGCTGCAATGGGACCGGCGTTTGAGCGATATAAAGCCGCGATGGCGGACGCCATAGACCCTAGCCAAGAGTTTGCTGACGCCAAGAAGGTTGCCGAAACATTTTGGGCGGGGCGCGGGCTGCTCGGTGATGATGCCGGCGACGGCAAAAGCGGGCCGCTGTTCGGCGATCCAGACAAGCAAAAGAAGACTGCTATAACGGCTCTTCAAGATGTTTGGTATGAACAAGAAAACAAAATGGCGCAGGCTACGCGAGACTTTCAAAAGGCTCAACAAAACGTGATAGACCTAGCAAAGCAAGCTGGTATCGCGCTAGATGACGTGCTCGTCACCGATGCGTTACTGGCGCTTGAAGTTGGTTTCAAGAAGACGACCGATCAAATAATCCGCGACGATATCGCCCGCATAGGCGGTGCAATTATGGACGTGTTTAAGTCCATTGATCAGCTTACAAGCCAGTTGTTTGAAAACTCTACAAACAAGCGAAAAGAAAACATATCTGATTTGGAAGAACAGCTAAAAAGGGCGGAAGAAGCCGGCGATACAATGCGCATGCGTTCCATTGAAAACGAAATTAAAGCCGAGAAGGATAAACTTCGAAAAGTCGCCGCCGCGCAAAAAGCAATGGCAATAACAAACGCCATTTTGCAAGGTACACTCTCAACAATCGCCGCACTACAATACGGTCCGGCTTACGCTATAGTTGCTGGCGTAACGGCAGCGGCGGGGATCGCGGCTATAGCCGCAACGCCACCGCCAAAATTTCACCGGGGCGGAATGATCCAGCCTGACGAGGTAGACATTCGGGCCCAGCGCGGCGAGTTCGTTATGTCTAAACAGGGCGTTGCAGCTTACGGAGAACAGGCGTTACGCGATATGAATGCGGGAATGGGTGGCGATCGCCCACTAGTCATTCAGCAGGTGTATGAGCATCGGGTATTGGGTGAGGTTATTCGGGATCATCTGAAGCTAGATACTCCGCTACGTCGTGCCGTGCGCTCCGACCGCACATACGGTAAAAACCGAACCAACGTAACCAAACATAAAGGCGGCCTGTAATGGGAACCGGAACCGAGCCAACTCTTTTTCGAGGGCTGTTGCTACACGATCAGAGAATCGATATCGGATCTGTGTGGGCCAGCCAATCCACATACGACACCGCCGGGTCAGTCGCTGGTATACCCGAGCCGTCAGCAGATACTGAAATGGTGCTTGAGGCTTCCGGGACTCAAACGGATAGCACTGCTATCGAGGTCCTGTCAATTAGCGGGGGTTTTGCAGAGCCGGGCGGTGGTGGTTTCGCATGGCGATACGAAGGCGATGCCCTATACAGGGGGCGAGATGTTCCGAATGTGATCACCGGCTTTGAGTTTGTGAGTTGGACAACAACTTCCGATGCCCATATAACGCCGCACGCCGTCACGCTGGCCGACGATACGGTAGTTGCGGTAACGGACGATACGTCAGTGAGTCGAGAGGTAAACGCGTGGATTAGGGCGACCGATGGGGCTTGGACAGACGTTGGAGCAATTCACACCGAAACGAATACAGATGTTTTGAGCCCTTGCCTCGTTCTGCTTCCAAGCGGGCGGATCTTGTGTTTTCATTTTGTGCACACATCGACGCGTACGCAAATTGCAATGAGGTACAGCGAAGATGCCGGGGTGACGTGGCAGCAAGGTTCTGCGTATGTCCTTCCGGACCCAATCTTACGATCGACCTATACGATAAAACGCTTTCGAGCAGCATACAAAGACGGACAGATCCTAATGTTGCTCCACCTGCAAAGCGCGACACCACGTGATGTGTTTTTTCAATACGCAAGCGATAACCTGGGAGCATCTTTCGATTTGGTTACTTCGTTCGATGGTTCTACTATCGGCGAGAGATATGGCTACCCCGATATCGCTGTGGTCGGCGGTAAGTTTGTAGCGGCGGCGCTGGCGTTCGATGGGGCAAACGCTGGCGGCTGCAATGTGTGGCTATTAACATCAGCATATGAGCCTGTTCTGGCCGCTGACGCTATAACGGACTTGTCCCCAACGGAGGCGTTCACCGAAAGCACGTCGGGAACGTCTATTGACGTGGCAGATCTGGCGGTATGCGCAGACCAAGACGGCACGGTATACATCTTTACAAGGTATTCAACGGTAGCAACCTCCAATGGTGGAGGGATCTGTTACCGTTCTGAAAACGGTGGCACATCCTGGGAATCCATGGGTTCCGGCAATCCAGCAGGAACTTCAGATAATCTTGGTATGTGGTGGTATAACGAGGACGCTTCGGATCAAATAGTGAACTTTTCGGTCACTCCGCAACGCGGGCGAATCGTTATGGTGCACAACTTTACCGGAACGCCAGATCTGCACGATGATTCCTTCTGTGTGACGTACATCGGAGGATACACTCAAATAACAATGCCGAGCCTAGATAACTACGTCCGAGACATTGGACAGGTCAACTTCACCCACAACTATCTTCCGTTTGACTTACCCGGTGATATCGACTGGACAAAAACGGCGGTCGGAACAACGTCCGAGTCGCTAACCGGGGGAGCCCTGGTTATAGGTTGCACTAGTCTCGGCGGGACGCTGTACTACGATCGCAACGTTCCGGGCACAATTGCCGAGGGAGTTATTGCGAAATTTGCGGCGGAAAGTGGCACCGCATTTCGCTTCTTTGTGCAACTAGCGGATGGGGTCAGTGACTATATGGTTGAGGTTCGCGTCACCGGCACAGATCTACTTCTAAGGGACGAACACGCTGGAACCACGATCAACACGGTTGCCTATGACGGCAGCGCGGTTGAGGTTATCGTTGCGGTAGCAAACGATGATGTTGTTGCCGCGTGGAGGTATTTAAACACATCTGAGGATCGCCAGTTTGTAGAGCTTGGTAGTAGCGGAGTTCTGGCCGATGCTGGGGCTGGGCCGATCAACAACAATATATCCTTTGGCGTGGACGGATCGACAGGTGAGGCGACGGTTTATCAGGTGCATGATGCTAGTGACGAGTATACCGGGTTACAGCTGGCGGGTGGCTTCACGAACCCAGATGATCTTTATGCTCGAACCTTTGGCACAAATGCTGTTTCGATCACCGACGGTCTAAAAATCCGCGCAACGGACGGTCCTACATTTGAGGGGGACGAATGGACGATATCTTCGCGAAGCGACTACGCGCTAACCAACACCCTCCCAAACGTGCAGCCGTCACCGCGTAAACCTTGGCGCTCGGCTACCACGACGGCCGATATGATGATTGCGTTTGATTTAAACGACGAATCGGCCACACCGGCAAATTCGTGGCTAGGCGACGGGTGGATCGCTGTGTACCTGCAAGGTATAAACTTCCGTGATTTCGTAATTCAAACCTCAGATAACACCCCTACATGGGGCGACGTCGCATCCGTTGATGCCTCGGTTGCCGTCAGTTACCAGCGCTTCGGAAACACCCTTCAGCCAGATACGGCAGCAACGAGCGGTATTTATTTACAGCGAAACGAACTATCCGGCGGATGGTTCGAGTTTCAAGGCGGACAATTACGCAAGATTACCGGGAACACCGAGGGAGCTTGGGTGAATTCCGGAGTTTCGTCAGGTGTTCCTGCCGGAAAATATCCAACGATTTTTCTGGATGGTGTCACGGGCGCGGAGGGAACTGGCACGGCCAGCGGTCGGATTTGGTTTCCGTCTGTTTGCGCTGTGATACCAGTGCCTTTCAGTGAGGCGATACGGCAGGGCATACGCTTAAAGCTCCGGCCTAGCGGCACATCTCAGGCGCCTGCGGATGGATACTACGAAATAGGTCAATGCGTGATCGGCACCGTCGCGGCTTTCGGATGGGATTACGAGGAAAGTAGAGGGAGAACCTACACACCGAATGTCGAGGTCACCACGCTGCGGGACGGCTCAAGGTTCTCTCGCGTGTTGGGCCCGGGTAGAAAACGTGTTGAATTTTCGTGGCCGAATGGTGTGCCGCAACGCCGTATATCTGGATCGTCTACATCCGATGATTTTTTGGAGCAGGGCGACGGGGTACCTTTCGCAGCGAAGCACGACATTCCGGAAATGCTGCAAGGCATATTTGAGGAGCTAGACGGGTCACACACGCCCGTTGTGTACCTGCCATATATCGACGGTACATCGGAGAACACACTCACCTACCAGCGGGTTCGTGGCGCAGTATATGGCCGTATAGTATCCACGCTACAAATAGACACGGTCAACGGCGACGAAGGGATCGACGAGTTTTTGCGCGTCGGAAACATAGTGATTGAGGAAGAGCTATGATCTCCTATGAGGCTATGCGGTCAGGCTCGATTGATTTTTTGTTGGCGGTAACATTCGGTGGTCAGGTCTTCCGATGGGCGAGTAGGCCGGCCACTTACACCGACGCGGATGGTAACCAGCTAGAGCATCAAGGGGGTGTCGATACCTCGATCGATTTTGCGTTTGAGCTGCTTTCACCATCACCCGCCCTTATATCTGTTCCCTTCTCGCTGGTTTTTCCGGTTTCGGTTGCGAAAATGGTTGCGTCAGGCTTTGATTTTTCGGCTGCTACCGGAGAGTTTTCTATCATTGAAACCGGTGCATCGTACGAATCAAGAATCGTTTTACTACGAGGCGCGGTTGTTGCACCTTCGTATGGGGTTGATGGCTCCCCGACCTCGTTTTCTGTGAGACAAAACAATTACGAAGACATGGTTTCCATCCCGGGTGCGACTGCTAGAGTGACCGATGAGACATGGGATGATTACGACGATTCGGTCAAAGGCAGGTTTTACCCGATAGTTTTCGGCCGGCCTGGCGTTATTACCGACGGCTCAAGCGAAGAGCAGACGACCGGATCCCCGGGGTTGTTGGTTGACCTAACTAATAGGTATCTGCTCGTTTGTGATGGGCGAGTAGCCTCCGGGAATGTTCATGTCATTGATTTGAATGGCAACGCCGGGGATGGTAGCGGGGAATCGTTTTCGGTAACGACGACGAAAGACAACAACGGGCGTACAGTTTCAGTTGTTCAACTCAGATCCACGGCAACCGGATCGGCACAAGTGGCGGCGGTAGAGGGACACGAATACTGGGTCCGCTGGGATGAGGACGGCGGGATATTCGCCAGCGATTCGACTGCCGTAATGCTAGGAGCCGGCGAGCTTATAAGGTATATGTCTAACCTTTCGTCGATACAGTTCGATCGCGGAGCAATTGCATCGGTAAGACCAAAGCTCAACGAGTATAGAATATCCGGCTACATTGACGAGCCAACCACCCCTTGGGGGTTTATTCAGGATAACCTTTTACCAATACTTCCGGTGTCGTTTATCGCGACAGGTGGGGGCCTGACACCAATCGTTTTCGATCGAAACTCGCCAGCCGTTGCACATCTGGTTGACTCGCCAGATATCTCTTTTTCGCCAGCCGTCGATTACGATAATGGCGAAATTGTTAACTCGATACGGATCGACTACGGTACCAGAGGCGATAGCCAAGAGCTTCGATCCACTTTCACGATCTCGGGAGATGACAGAGAACCTGGAGCCCATCGCAGCTTGATCGCAAACACATCCCAAAAACGATATGGAAAAAGGGAGGTCACGATCCAGACTGCGTATGTTGACGACAAGGCTACGGCGCAACTTATCGCGCTCGACCGTCTTGCTCTGTACGGGTTGCAGCGGCGGCGGATAACGGCTAACGCCTCATGGTCACATGCCTATCTGAAGCGGGGGATGTGCGTTACAGTTACCGTCGAATCCCTGTATATATCGGCTCAAAAAGCGGTTGTTGAGAGCGTAAGTTATTCCATTTCCGGCATCAGTCTAATACTACTAATAGTGGAAGACCCGGCGCGTGACACCCGCGCTTAGGCCGGCTACCATATCGCCAGAGGTGCGACCATGGCCACGACTGTAGACAAGAAATTCGGCGTTGACCGAGGCACATTATCCGCGACACCAGACGAGTCTACCGAATTCGTTTTGCCCGCATGGGCGACCGAGGTTTCGGTGAGAGCCGGAGCCGCTGCACTAAAGTTTGCATTTGAAGGCACGGATGGCGGAGCACTCGGCGCGCACTATATCGACATCGACGCAAACCAGACGATTGAAATCGATATTCGGATGTCGGCAAATCGCCAGGATGGCCGGCTAGTCTACGTCGCATCGACAACGGCGGCGGCGGCCTATACCCTCGTATGCGAGCCTGAATAATGCGCGTGTCAGGCGGTGGCGGTGGTGGTGGTGGTGGCTTGTCTACCGCATACCCGATTGAAATGACATGGCAGCCGGGAGGCACGTTAGACGCCGACAATCTGGTAGCCACCACGTGGGCTGAAGTCGAAACGCTGGCGGCTGGCCTAGACGGCCACCGTATCAAATTGCTGCTTGATGCTACATATTCATCAACGCTTACGCTGACGACGCCAACTGTTCCGCTGTCGCGGTTCATGCCGCACGGCATGGTGTCTACTAGTGGAACTTTTTCCATTGACCTCGCGATAGGCGACGGGGTGACGGCTAGTGACTGGTTCTCAGATATGTCCGGTTCAATCCGAGTTGTCCGGTCCGGCACTAGCGCAACGGACTTCATTGATGTGACCGGAAGCGGAGCGCCAATTGTTGTGTATGGAACAGGAGAAATTCAGTTCGACAACCAGAACGCAAACAGCTCGCTCTTTAAAATCGGCGGCAACCGGATGTTCATCGGCCGGCTGCTTGGGGCTGAAAGCAAGTTCGGTGAAAGCGGCTCACGTCCGGTGGTTGAAGTCGCGTCAAACTCCGCGAGTGTACAGCTACAGGTGCTAGGCGTTGGCGGATACATCACATCAAACGCCATAAATCGTGCAGGGTTTTCCGGTGCAAGCATTTCGGTAAAAATCGGAATGGATGCGGCCAGAATGAATCCGCCAGCATACTCCCCTGATGAGTTTTTGATTACGGGAAAGACCCGACCTAGTCATCAGGCGGAGCTACTCACAGGCAGCGGACCACTCAACCTAACGGCATCGGTTGTCGAGCTTGGAGCTACTGTAAAGCAAACGCTTACGCTTCTGGACCTTGGTTTTTGTGAGGAACGCGAGTTTCTCATCTCATGCATCGAGCAATCTGGGGCCTCATGGTCGGTCACCTGCACAGGCGTTGATACATTCTCCGGCGGAGCGACAAATATAAAGCTAAATCCTGGCGATTCCATGAGGCTCATAGCAACACCGTCGTATTGGTACCCGGTAATCACGCGAAAGCCTATGGTTCTCAGTACTGGAGCAGCAAAGACGGCCAACTATCAGCTTAAAATCAACGAGATCGCGTGCTATGACGCCAGCGGTGGTACACTACAGCTTACGCTACCAAGCTCTGCAAGATTTCGGGACGGGTCGCGAACCGGAATTAAAAACGTTTCTTCCTCCGCTACGGGGATCACTGTTTCGGCCGGTGCGGATACTGTGGAGCAGATCGGAGCACGAGGCACGACCGGGGGCACGGACACCATCGGGATCGCCGGAGAGTGTATCGTATACGAATTAAAAGGTTCAACCTGGTATATCGTCGGAGGTGAATAATGCCTGCTAGGTCATTTGTATCAAACACTTGGATGGGCGGCGGAGGGTCAATGTGGTCTGGAGCTCACGTTCCCAGCGGATCGCACTATGCCGTGATTGGCGAGTTTGTTTTTGCGGACACATCAGCGGCAACTGTCGATATCTACCTGCCGGAGGATCCTTCTGATTGCGACATTTTGCCGGTGCGGAGGGTGGCCGGTGGCCTGAACCTGACAATCCACGGTAACGGGCGACTCGTAGAGCAATTTCTATCAGCTACAAATTATTCTGACTCGACGATAATAAACACAAACGGTGCAACCGTGCATTTCGTTTACAACGGATTCCTGAAAAAGTGGCACCTGTATAAGTGAGGAAACAACATGGCAAACAAAGTAAAAATTCCATTCTTTAAAATTCTCCCCTTGGTACTTGATCTAATCGGCTTTGTCGTGGAGGCTGTAAAAAAGCACAGCGATCCCGAATCTCCCGACGGGATCAAGATAAACAAGAGCGAAGCCGAAGAATTGGGCAAATCAGTGGGGGCGGAGGCGACCAGGCTGATCCTCCACCTCATCGCGGACATGTAGCCGATCCGCGCCAAAAAAATGGGAAAGTCATGCCGCTAAAAGTTGCTGTCGTTGTCGGTCATTCGTCCGCTGGAAAAGGCGCGGTGTCCGTCAGTGGCGTCCAAGAATACGATTGGAACACCGTTTTTTCTGTGTCGTTGTGCGACGAGCTGCGTGCGCTCGGCGTAGAGGTCGTCACGTACGACCGGCCGACCACCGGCTACACGTCGGCAATGATGAGCCTGGCGCGAAAAATTAACGCAGGCAACCCAAGCTGCGCAATCGAACTACACTTTGACGGAGGATTGCCAGAGTGGCACGGGGCAAGCGCGCTCCATTGGCCGGGCTCAACAGCGTCTGAGGCGCTGGCGGATCGAGTCGCGGCAGCGGCGGCGAAAGCTTCCGGCGTCCGGAATCGTGGCGCGATCGCGCAATCGAAATCTAATTCTGAGCTACCCCTGTTCTTTCTAAAATCGACGAAATGCCCAGCCGTAATACTGGAATCACACTTCGGGTCAAATGCTGAGGACCATTTCCTCGCCACCATTGCTCGTGATGACGGGTCACTTGCGCGCGAAATAGCGCGCGCCGTGGTAGAATGGTCACACGACTGGAGGCGCGCGGATGGACGAGTTGAAACACCTGCTTGAAGCCCACCCATTCGCAAAAGATGTAGCTCTTGACACAGGCGCCATAGGCACGGCAGTTGCAGCCTCATCCGCCGCCGTTTCGCAGCTTGATGCGGAATGGATGTCTTACATTATAGTGCCTATTATTTCTATAGCCGTGGCATTCATTCGCGAAATTATAGCGGACAGAAGCGCAAAACGGAGGCGCGAAGCAGCCACGAAAGAGCTAGAGCAGAGGCTAGAGCAGGAGCGGATCCGGCGAGAGATAGAGAGACTTAGCAAAGAGGGATGAGAATGTCTAAAATGGGCCGGTGGTTTGAGAAGTTTAGGTCAGTCCCGCACCGCCAGCCAGGACGCACTCACCTGATCATCGGCGACGCGCACGCGCACCCTGACCACGACCTCGATCGTTTCGTTTGGCTCGGGCGGATGGTCGCAGACATTCAGCCAGATATTGTTGTTTCAATCGGTGATTGGGCAGACATGCCGTCGCTGTGTACCTACGACAGGGGGCGCAAAGGGTTCGAGGGTCGACGGTATATCAAAGATATAGAAGCCGCAAATGAGGCATTAAACCTATACCATCGCGAGCTTGGACCTTATAAATGCGATCACGTGTGGACGGTCGGAAATCACGAGAACCGCATCGACCGGGCCACCGAATACGATGCGGTTTTGGATGGGCTCATCACCCTCGAAGACCTTGACTTTCGACGACGAGGTTGGGAAGTTGTGCCGTTCGGAATACCCATATCAATCGACGGGGTGGCCTATGGGCATTACCACACAAAAGGCCCGATGGCTCGTCCAATTAGCGGCCAGAATCACGCTCGAAACATGCTTAATAAGCTGCATCATTCTACTGTTGCCGGCCACTCTCATTTTTTCGATGTGGCTTTTGATACGAATGTCATGGGCGAACGCTTGCAATCGCTGGTTGTTGGCTCGTACTTTGGGCACCGCGAATCATACGCGGGCCGAAATAACTGGGAATGGTGGCGGGGAATCGTCGTTTTACGAGACGTCATTGACGGACGATTCGATATCGAAACCCATGAATACGACCGCATTCGCCGGACGTGGGGATAGCGTGGCGTCACCACGCGCCCAGAAACTGGCAAACGTCCTCGAAAATCACCCGATGGTCATGGCCTATTCGCACTGGTCCTATCACGTCGAGCTAGACGGGGACATCGCTTACATGGTCATACAGGCACCTGACGCACCAGCGTGTGAAGGGCACTTTGATGCTACGCTTTCGGTGGCGCGCTTAACAAAAGGCATAACGGACGCCATCACGGAATACCTCGACATACTCCGGGCGGATGGGTATTACATCCAGCCTATAGCGGATTGTTAGGCTATATACCAGCATTCGGCCAGCGCCCTCACCTCTTCCACATGAGCCGACGGCCAGTCAAGCGATTGGTCACCGTTCGAATTCCATTTTTCGCCTGTCCATTTTTCGCCGTAAACCTCGGCAGCCTGTCGGCATAGCTCACGGCCGAGTTCCCACGCCGCATCAAAAGATTGAGGTTCTTTGGCGACAATACCGAAACGGTAGGCCTCATGGCCTACTGTTGCCCACGATACCCCAATCTCGCACCGGAGCCAGCGTACGAAAATCGCATGATGAACATCCACGGTCACCTCACACGGATGATACCACGCAGATTTAGGTCGCGTATTATTGCGGCCACATCTGAGGGGTCCATCCGCAAACGTTCGGCGATCTCCCTGGCTTTACTCCCGCCTTGACGGTGAGGAAGGTTGACATATGCCATATGTACCCGGTGCTCTCTAGTCACCGTCGGGTCAGGCTTCTGCTCTACTATTCCTATTTCGTCGGCGTACATCTTACCCTTTTGGGTCGGTACAAGCTTGCGCCGGCGAGCGATGACGCCGGACGCGTACAGGTAGGACAGAACGCGGGCGATCCGCTGCGCGTCGAGCCCTAGATCCTCCGCCAGCGTTTCGGAAGTCCAATCTCCTGGCTCTGTTATAATGGCGCAGAAAACAGACCATTCGACAGGTGTCAGTTTCCGCACCTCACGCCTCCGGATACGGTGCGCACGCCGCACACACCTGCGAGGCCCACGCCGCACACGCATAGTGGATCGCCGCAATCATATCGTCGCCGATTGGCGCCGTTTGGACCACCTGGCCATACACTCGCAGCTTGACCTGGTTCGTCATGAAGTCAGTTTCTACCGTTGCTTCCAGGTCTTTCCATGCCGCATGGTACAGTGCGACCAGCTTGACCGCGTCGTCGTCATCATTTTCCCACAGCATATCACCCCCCCAATCGCTTGAAAACGGCGCGCGTAAGCTCGACATCTTTCATGCAGTATTGAGCAATCGCCTCCCTGTCGCCGTCCAACCACATTCCGAGGACCTGCGAGCCGTCGGCCGATTTTTCACCGAGACCCAAAAACTCTGCTAGATCACCGAGCCCGGTCCATTCGCGGCCTGGACCCTGCCACATCAGCATCGTATCGGAACACGATTTTAACCATCGATCAAAGGGGATCTTGTTTAAATGCTTATGCATACAGCGCGCCGTATGATGGTGAATAAAAGTAAGGTCGAACTGGATATTGTGGCCAACCCATTGAGTTCCGGCCCACATCGGGCGCTCTATCGTGTTGCCAAGCTCGGCGAAAAAACGCGCCAAAACAGCTTCCGTTGATTCTTCGATAATGCACTTTGGTTTGCCGTCTTCGAACGCGTAGCCAATAGCGCAGATCTGACCATGACGCCACGAGAGTGCAGTTTTTGACCACGCCCCATTCGCGTTTTCATCAATCCACGCATCGATCGTCTCTTGCTTTTTGTAATTTCCAGGCACTTTTTGTGCTGCAAAATCTCGGATTTGCTCGTCACTCCACGACATAGCCGGGAGCGTCTCTATGTCCACATATAATTTCATCTCGCCCCCTTAAAACGGAATCGAATCATCGAATTGATCCGCTTGCTTCGCTGTTTTCTCACCGCCACCCTGCAAAAACTTGACTTCGTGGGCCACGACCTCGGTCGACCACCGGTCGTTACCGTCTTTGTCCTGGTATTTTTTCGTCGAAATCTTGCCTTCGACGTACACTTGGCGTCCTTTAGTTAGGTATTTAGAGCAATTTTCGGCAGTCTTTCCGAAGCATACCACTCGATGCCATTCGGTATGGTCGGACCACTGCCCATCTTTGTCTTTTCGCCGCTCCGAGGTGGCGATTCGCAGGTTGCAGACTTCCGTGCCTGACCCGGCGGTTTTGCTTTCGGGGTCTGCTCCCAAGTTTCCAATCAAAATTACCTTGTTTAACATTTCACTTTCCTTCGCTAATGCGGGCGGCGCCGCCCTTGTTTTCAATGAAATCCATCAAATTCTTGCGCGTCTCGCGGTCCATTTGCGACGGTCGAAGCCTGTTGTTTGCTTCGCACCACGCCGCCACCGCCTCATATTCCAGCCCGTTATGTTTTAGTTGGCCGCAAAAGGCGCTTCTCGCCGCTTTCCATGTCGGGTGATGGTCCACAGCGGCCGTCACTTTTTCGCGCAGCTTTGCGATTTTACGCTGCTTTTCCCGTGCCTTTTCCTCGGTGACCACCTCAATGCAAAACAGCTGCCTCAAAATGTACTTGTGCGCTTGTGTTTCGGCCTTCGCGGCTGCTTTGTCGAGTGAGTCAACGCCTTGACCTACAGAGCACGCGGGAAGAAAACCCTCGCACCCCTCTGCATACACCTTCCAACGCACGATATCGGTGACTCGATACTGCTTGGCTCCGTTGCGCGACTCGCCTATATCGTCGATTGTGATAGCGTGGTCGTCCGGCAGTATCATGACGCCGTGTTGCTTGAGTGCGGGCTGAAGAGCCTCTATGTACGCCGTATCTGATGCGTACTGGAAACGGTCACCGAATGTCATTCGGCCGTCTTTTGTAACCGTGCCGTCAATATCCCGAAACACCGCTGCAAGCTTGTCTATGACCTGCATTAGTAGCCCGCCACGAACGGGACGGCGTAGCAAAGACCCCAAAAAAACCACGTTGTAGCTACCATAACAAACAAAATGCCGGCGACCTCGATAATGTAATCCATCTTATCCACTCCACACCTCCTGGTAGCGAAACGTACCGCGTCGGGTTAATGTGTGCAAGTTCGCTACACAAAAAAGGAAATAAACACCATGGACTTGACCGAAACCACCACGTTAGGCCAGTTTTTGCGCGAAGCCAGAAAACGAACCGGCGCCAAAGCCGATGATTTTCGCGCCATCGGCGTATCGCGATCAGCGGTATACACCTATGAGCGTGACGAGTGGCGACCACGTGCGCCGCGTTTTGCCGACGTGCTTGATTATCTAGGCGTGGTCGATGGCGTCGAGGTACTGCACGGCTGGAGCTTGCTTGGCGCCAGGCAGTCCGATATATAGTCATGTCTCCAGCCCGCTGCGCCTTTCTTCTTTGGCGTGGCGGGTTTTTTATGGCACGGTGTAGGCGAGGTGTCGATGTGTGACGACGAACACCCTACCGGCCGGTTTCGTGTCGGCCCACATGAAGACGACGAGCCCACCGGGTGGAGAGAGACCTTTGGTCAGGTGCATCGACGGGTCCGAACCTCGCATGAGATGCAGGCTTTGCGCCTGCTTCGCGCAGTGGTGACGTGCGTCACTGTCGCGTGGCTGGCCATTGCAGCGGTTGCTGCGATGACTTTTTTCCTGATTCGGTGGCTCGCTGGATGCTAGTGCATTACGGGTGTGGCCCACCAAAAAAAATCCCCCGGGCATGTTGGGAGCACGCCAAGGGGATCGGTAGGACCTACATTGTAATGCTCCTGGATTAGGTAGGCAAATGAGCGACAAAAAGAAACCGGCGTTTGATATCGCGGTTTTTACCAATATTTACGACCGTGCCCCCAAGGCGCACCGTTGCACACATGACGCGCTAGAAAAGGCGCTAACAACCTTTGATATCGTCGGAGACGCTCCAAAGGACCGCATTAAATGCTGGTCACCGACGCGGTATAAATGGGTGGATACGCCTGAAAGCGACCTTGAATATATAAAATCAGGTGTCACCGGCAAAGGCAGGCCGATGTGGCGCAGCCAAGAAAAGCCGATGGAGCGGCGAGGCTACCATTTAAACCGTGGTAGGTTCGGTGTTTTGAGCGTTTCATGCTTCGTTTTAGACTACGATGACGGAACACCGCTAGACGCTGCACGCGCCCCCTGGATGCAATACAACCATTGTTGGCATTCATCCTACTCTCATACGAACGAGGTTCCGAAATTCAGGCTAATCGTTTTTTTGTCAGAACCGGTCGATAAAGACCTTTGGCCGAGGGTTTGGCGGTGGGGTTTCGAACGGGCGGCGGGCTCTCCAGATGAGGCGTGCAAGGACCCTTCGCGTATTTATTTGGTGCCTACACTGAAATCGGAGAACCAACCGCGTCTGTGCGGGTCGCATGAAACAGGTGAGTTTCTGGCGGTGGATTGGGATTCGTTGCCGGATGAACGAGGAAACAAGTCGGTTTTCATCCGTGAGGTTCCAAGACCGGAAGTCAGGGGACCGATAGGCGAGGTGATACGCGAGGTTCGAAGCCGGTTAAAACATGACCCGTTGGAGAGGAAGCGCGTCGCGGTCATTCTTGGCGCAACCCAAAACACAGATAGAGCGTGGGGAATGCGTTGTCCAGCGTGCGGTCGTGCGAGCGTTTGGTTTTTGGTGAATCCCGGTGCGCAAAAGGGGGCGGAATGCAATCATAAGAATTCTTGTGGTTGGTACGGATTTTTAGACCAACTTTTGGATGGGTCATACAATGGATAATAAAATTTACGACATCGAAAAATCCCGTTGGCTCGTCCACTTTGCCGCAATCACCGAAACGGATCCCGTGGTGTCCGAGGGTATGCACCTTTTTGAGGACCGAAAGGGGAATATCATGCATAGGAAGAACCTTTTCAACGTCAATCACGTCCTGACGCGTGACCAGAAATACCAGGGCAAAATTCAGTACGACGAGTTTTCCGACACGGTCCTCGTCTACGGTCAGCCGGTCATGGATACGATGTGCACACAGATAGCGATCGACCTCTCGCATCGCTACCCTGGCCTAGACGTGCCTTCGTCGCTCGTATATGAGGCGGTGATCCGCGTGGCGAGGGAACACGCCATACACCCGGTGCGCGACTACCTAGACGGGCTCGAATGGGACGGCGTGGAGCGAGTAAGCCGTTTGTTCCTGCATTACTTTTCGGCGGTACACCAAAACCAAAACGAAGCGAGGCTAATAGAGGACATTGCAACATGCTTTTTAGTGTCGTGCGTCGCTCGCGTCATGAAACCAGGTTGCAAGGTCGATACAACGCCGATCGTTTACGGCGGCCAGGGGATGGGCAAATCAACCGCTTTTCGCGTTTTGGCCGGTGAAAAGTGGTTTTCTGACACGCCGCTCCCGCTCGGGCATAAAGATTCGTACCAGCAGCTCCCGGGCGTGTGGATTTACGAGCTGGCGGAGCTTGATTCTTTCAGAAATGCCGAGTCAACGCAGATAAAGGCCATGCTGTCGAGTCAGGAGGACAAATACAGGCCATCCTACGGCCGCGTTCGGGTGAATGTTCCGCGGCAAACTGTGTTTGTCGGAACGACAAATGCCGAGGAGTTTCTTAGCGACGAAACAGGCTCCCGCCGATTCTGGCCCATTGAAGCCGGCAAGGTGCAGATGGAGCATCTATACCGCGACCGCGATCAACTGTGGGCGGAAGCCGTGCACCTATACCAGAGCGGCCGGGAGTGGTGGCTCGACTACGAGCAGGCGCGAGATTTAGCCGCCATGAGCGACCGGTTCCGGCAGGTGGACCCGTGGGAGGACGAAATACTGCAGTGGCTGCAGAGCTACGCGCTCGTCATCACCACGCGCGCCATACTCACTGACGCCCTCGGGGTACCGAAAGATCGGGTCCGCCGTAGTGACGAAATCCGCGTCGCGAAGATCATGCGCTCGATTGGGTACAGCAAAACACGCGAACGGGCGAACGGCACAAGAATGCAGGCGTGGACCAAAGCGTAGTGGACCACATGGACCACTAGTGGACCACTACAAATGGTCCACCATATTAAGCCTCGTTCCTCTGGTTCGGGGCTTTTTCCGTTGGACCACATGTTTTCTCCCTATGACTCATTACTTCCCATACGTTACTAACTGCCATATGGCCAGTTTTACAACTTTTAAAGTTTTTTCTAAAAAGAAGTGGTCCAGTGGTCCAATTTCAATTTAGCAACGAATAGCCGTCGTTTTGGTGGACCACTAGTCCAAAAAAGAAGTGGTCCACTAGTGGTCCAAGTGGTCCAAACCGCCGAAGAAGTGGACCACAAAAAGCGTATTGACACGACGTGTGAATGTTGGTACAAGAAACATGCACCGGAGACGACATGCGACAGATCGACAAAATTAAAGCACGCCTAACGGAGGCCCGTCGACCGCTAACGACTCGCGAAATAGCGGCGGAAACCAACTTGACGCCAGGCCAGGTAAGCAAGGTCATGCATGCATATGCGGACTCGCATGACATTGTGCGGTCCAGTACGTCTACCAGAGAGAGCGCGTGGTCAATGGCTAGCGTTTTGCCCCCTCCTGAGGCACACGAGAACCCGGAGGACCTGGACACCGTCCGGGAGTGGCGTGCCTCTCAGGCGGCAGAAAACACGAAGCCGTCACGACTTACGACTCGGCTCGTCACGGCCGTAAAGCTCATGGGTATAGCCTTTTCCGTCCTGAAAGGAGACATAAAATGAATAATAGAGCAGTAGCGAAGCCGACACACGAGCGAAAGAAAAACGAAGCCTACTACACCGACGAACGCGTAGCGTTGGCGTGTGTCAGGTACATGGCCGAATACATACGCCCTGACCGCATACTTGAGCCGAGCGTCGGAGGCGGTGCATTCGTTCGAGCCTGCCGCGAGGTCTGGCCTGACGCGCATATCACTGGGGTGGACGTTGACCCGGGTGCGAGCGGTCTAGCAGAGTGCGACGAGGCTTTTGTCGGGAGCTTTACGGAGTTTAAATCGCCAAAACCATTCAATCTCGTGATAGGTAACCCTCCTTTTTCGCTCGCAGCGAAGCACATTCATCATGCGATCGGGACGCTCCACGAGTGGCCGCGTCTTGCGGTGGTCGCCATGCTGCTCCCGTCGTCATTTTGCGGAGGCGCGTCTACGCGGGGATGGTTCCACGAGGCATATGGGGCACCGCTACGCCGATGCACGATTCACCCGCGACCATCGTTTACTGGAGGTGGAACCGCTGCAATGGAGTACGAGCTGATGGTCTGGAGCAATGCCGAACATAACAAGCGTGGAAACACATATATCAATTGGAAAAAGGAGCAGCAACAATGACAAACCAGAAACTAATCCCCGTAATCGTCGAGGACAAGCACCGCTACGTCGGTTTCGGATACACTGAAGATCCGGACGCAACGCCAATTAAGCTAGTCAATGCGCGTGTTATCACGTATTGGGGAACGACCGGCGGAGTGTGTCAGCTGGCACTAGAGGGACCACAAGAGGCAACCCGCCTCGGTTCTGTAGCCCCGAAGCAAACTCTGCGCGAGCCAGCGAGGGTGTATGAGCTAACCGACGAAGTCGGCCAAAAGTTCATGGACCGAAAGACTTATGGAAAGTGACGTACTGACGCACATCTCGCACGCCGATCTATACGCTATCGGCGCTTGTGAGGATGGCGTGCATGAGGCGTGGGTGGCGCTCGGGTGCCCGACGGTGGTGTCTGTAGAGGATGTGCTCGCGTCGATACCAGGCACCGATTCGAGGTATGCTGTAATTGCTGCGAGGCTGAACGGCTACGGCAGCGACGGCG